TTGCTCGATCTCAGCCATATCCATCACCACCTTTGCCGGGGTCTCCAGCTCGGTCTCTCGCGTCGACCACTGGCCGTCGACGTTTTCACGGTCAGCCATAATGAAGCTGCCGTCCTTTGCCGAAAATTTGAGGATTGGTGTGCGGTCTCCGCCAGAGGTTCCGCCATTTGCACTTTGATATTCAAACATAATCGTTTTCCTTCGTTTTACGTTTTTACGTTAAAATCGCTCCACAATTGTGAAGCTGGTTATTGGGTAGTAGGCACATACGTCTCGATCTTGTGGATCGTTTCGGTCTGACCTGCCACCCGGTCTCACCTGAAACTCGCTGGCAAAATCAACTCTCGCCAGAGCGTCTCGGTAAAGCACGATAAGATAACACGGCAAGTTTGTGCAAGCAGAAATATCGTTTGCCTTGATAACTTTTGACAGGCTGACCATCGCGTCGGGGTATTTATCCATAGCCACAGTGCGGCTTTTAACCTCACCAAAGCTAGATATTTTCCCGGTTTCGTCGTCGATGATAGCCCAATCCAAGCGATACTGCACCGGCAGCTTCACCGCGGTGAAGCCCTTGCTTTTTAAGATTGCCGCCACCCGCTGCTCGTTGTTCAGGTCGGCGGCTGTCTCATATGTTGGCCTAGACATCAGCCAAGTGCTCACGGATGATCATCATTGCGGTCGCCGTGTCACACTCCATAGCGTAGCGCCAGTCGTATTGCTCGGCCAAGTCACCACTTGGTATGTAACCCGCCATCCCAACGATTGCGGCAACAGGGAAGCGCCAGCGCCACGGCACCCTGTCGTAGCGATATGCCAGCAACGGCAGTTTGTGGCACGCCTGAGCCGCGACGCACACTTGGTCATACCAAGCGGGCTGCGCTCCGTATCCCCTGGCGTGGAGCTTCACCTCGACGGTGAAGGGAAAACTGGGGTCGCTGCAAATAATGTCGCCCAAGTCACCCTGACGATACTGCTCGATGTCACGCTTGAATGTGAGCCTGTCAGCGCCGCCACCAAGCTCATCGGTGAGTATCTTGATGACCTCAGTCTCTCCGCGCACGCCCTTTGACCGGCTGTTAATCCTACCCATTGCGGCCTGCCTGCCGATCCATCTCGGCCTGCATCATGCGCTGCCGGGCACTGCTTTCTAGCCCCTTTTGCAGCAGCTCATCTGCCAGTGCTGACAGCGACCGGTGTGCAGAAAATTTCAATTCTTGGCGCAATGCGTCCGAAGTCGAGACCCGGAGCCTCAATAATTGTGGTTTTATTTCAGTCATTTATATGCCCTCAAAATTAAATTGATATCAGATGCGTTTTTTTCTTGTAGCATACTAATATTTATGGCACAACCTAGTACATGAGTAGAACAGATCAACAGGGAGATCACCAAATGACAAACTTTACACAGAATGAAATCGCCGCCTTGAAAATGTGCCTTAACTATGACAACCGCGCTCATCAGCTTGATGACAACCACAGCGACGCGTCGCCTGTGACAATCGCTAAGGCTCTTGGTTGGAACATGAACCAAGCTGGCGGGTTGATCAGCAGCCTGTCAGGCAAGGGTGCCATCTGGGTTGATGATCGCGAAGGTGAGCCTTGGCACAAGGATGTCAGCATGCACATTGTTTATCTGACAAACAAAGGTGTCGACGCAATCTTTGACATCATCGAAGCAGAAAAGGCGGCGGCTTAACAGCCCCGCCCAACCAAGGGAGATACCTCAATGGCTAAATTCACTACAGATTATGTGTTTGACACTGCAACGCACATCAACGGCATGACTAAAAACGAGATCGTGTGCTTTCACTTGTTCAACCCAAACGGTCTGGTTGCCAAGCTGCCTAGCTTTGATGACTTTTGTCACGGTGACGTTTTCTTTACTGGCTGCGAAATGCTTTATGGTCGCCACGACAACTATCAGGTCAAGTGGTTACGCAGTGTTTGTCACAAAGAAAAAAGCTACACCAAGTGGCAGTTGATGTATCACTTAGGCCGTTTGGCTGACGATGCCGATGAGGCTTGGACAGTAATCGCAGACAAAAAGGCGGCGGCTTAATGGTTAAGAGAGTTACCATAAAAAAGGGCTGGCAATACACTGGTGACTGCATCGAATGGGCTAATGGTTCTTTCGATGCGGTCTACAGCAATGATGCTGATGATGTTGAGTGGAAGCCAGCAACGCCAGCCCAGATTGCTGCATACAAGCGTCACAAGGAATGGATGGCACAAGGCTGCCCAGACATTGTGATAAGAATGAACGAATTATTCACAGGGAGAGCATAAATGTCAGCAAGAGAAAACTGGTATATCGTGAGCCGCCCATTTACCGTGCCGACAGTCGACGGCCCTCTGCCCGACAAGATCGACGCGCTGGCCGAGGCTGAAAGCCGCGCCGGTCGGTACTCGCGCAAGGTGCAGTTCTGCGACGGCGAGGTGTGGGTTGCCGGTATGGCTGTGGTCAACCACCACCGCCTCAAAATTAACGGATGGTCTGGCGGTGTTAAGACCGAGCTGCCGACGCAGCTCCGTAAGACCGAAGGCCGCTGGGGGCGCAGCTAATGCGCTGGGCGTCCGAAATCATTGGCTCAGCAATCCTGCTGGTCATCATGCTTGGGTTCGTCGACGTCGTCGGGCCTGAGTACACTTGGTGGAACTTGATTGTCCACATTCACGATGGGAGTAATTAAATGGAAAAGATTGTAATAAGTTTTGAGCCTGCCGACGGAGATAGCGTCGCCAAGATCATCGCCTTTGGTGTGACTGAGGCATTGCCGTTCAAGGTCAATGGCAGCGCGTTCCCAGCCACCGGCAAGGCACCTGAGCCAGAGGTCGTGGTAAAGCCTGAACCTGAGCCGCAGGCAAAGCCTGAACTCACCCCGACTGGCCGGGTCAAGAAGGTGTCTTACACCCAAAAAATTAAGGCGTGGGACTTGTATGACTTTGCGGTGCAGGTGTACGGCAAATCCGACAAGACGTTCACGTCTCGCGAGCTAAAGGCTCAGTGGGCGTCGTGGGGTCGTGAGGGGTCAAGCTCGATCTCCAGCCACCTGCACAGGTTTGCTCAGGTGGGACTGATCAAGCGCGTCGGCGGCAGCTACGGCACCGGCTGGGAGTGGGCAATCGACAAGATCGTCAACCGCCGTGAGCTCGATAGCCTTTACGCCAAGCGTAAGGAGATGCCTCAGTCAGCCCGCCAGCGGTTGGCTCGGAAGTTTGGTGGCTCAAAATGGTAGGCAAGTTAACCCCCGACGACATTCTCACGGCATCAGTGCTGCCCGCAGCGATGAACATGTCGACTTTTAAGACGCCCAACGATGCGCTTGCAAAGGCCATCGCGGTGATTGACAACCAACCAGACCCCGATCCGTTCAACGGCAATGAGGCGACGTTCTGGGGGGACAGGCTGGAGCCTGTCATCCTATCCGAAGCCGTGGAGAGGCTTGGGCTGATTGACGCGCAGTTAGACTTCGACAGTGCGTTCATGCACCCTGAGCTGCCGTTTGCTTGCAGCCTCGATGGGCTGGCGACAGGCTCTGGGACTTACGACACAAATGTTGGGGCGGGCATCTACTGCCCCAACGGTGCCGTCACGCTGTCCGGCAAGATCATCTTGGAGGCCAAAAACACGTCGGCTCAGGCCACCGATGAGGCGCACGCCGCAAGGGGGCTGTGGCAGCTCCAAGGCCAGATGATGTGCACAGGCGTCGACGCCGGGGTGATAGCCACACTGTTCAGGGGCGGCGAACTCAGGCTGTTCATGTATCAGGCCGACGCGGCAATGCAGTCTCGGATCATTCACGCGATCCACGATTTCGAGCGACGCAAGCGAGACCGTGAATGGTATCCAGCCGTTAGCAGCTCCGACGCAAACACGGCGTATGGCCGGGTTGACGACGGCGCGCCACCGCTGACGTTAGACGACGAAATGTCTGAGTGGCTGGCTCAGTTAGTCAACGCAAAGGCAGCCAAGAAGATAGCCGAGCAGGATATCGACGAAGCGGAGACTGTCCTGAAAGAGTTTATGGGCAGCCACGAAAAGGCCTCTGGGTCGGTCGGTAACGTCGGATATGCAGTGCAGTGGCCTATGCGTAACTACAAGGCGTCACCGGCCAAGACAACGCCAGCAAAGCCTGCCCGGCGCGTCAGGCAGAACACGCTGATCGTGAAGGAGGCGTTTGATGGCTGAGTTAAGCCCAAAGCAGCAGTCGATGCGGCTGGCGATATTCCAGTTTAAGCGTCGCAAGGGCTACAGCCCAACGGTCAGGGAGCTGTCGGTAATTACTGGCCGCTCAGTCACCGCCACGCAGGCGTTGATAGACCAGCTAGTCCGAAAGGGCTCGGCGGTTCGGGAACGCAACGTGCCGCGATCCCTGAGCCTAACCTAATACCAGCCCCCGCTTCGGCGGGGGTTATTTTTTGGTGTCTGTCTTTTTGGCCTTGTCGAATGACCTCATGCCGCCGATGCCAAGCATGCCAAACATAAGGGGCATCATTACCGACATATCAGCCTGCGGGATCACGACGCCAAACCCGGCGCATATTGGTGACACCATATAGTTGATGCCAAGAGACAGGCCGCATATCCAGCCAATAAGGGGTCGCCAGCTCGCCTGAAACCAATTTCCCTTGGCATCTGCCTTGAGCACCTCTATCTGCGCCAGAGCGAGCTCCTGCGCGTGTTTCTCGGCCATTGTGCTCAGGTCGAAGGCCAGCTTCTGCTTGGTGTCGGCATCTGGGATAAATTTATCTAATATCCCGCTGACTGCTGGTATCAGTGCTTGGATCATTTATTTGCCCTCGTTGCTCATCCAGATGCCAAAGGCACCAGTGGCTGCCCCGACTATCGTTGAAACAAACGCGGTCTGCTGCGTTGTGGCTGAGGCACCAAGCCCCATAAACCAGTCGCATACATTCCACGCCATAATGGTAAACGCCAGCATCATAAATCGCGGGATGATCTTGTATTCGGTGATCGCCTTAGCCATCAGCCAGCGCC